TGCTGCTGAGTTGCCCGAACAGCGCCTTCTCGATCGGCGACATTTGACCGAGAAGATATTTGAGCGTCGCCTGCGACTGCGTCATGTACGATGCCGGCTGCGCTAGCGTGAGACTTGTGATTTTCAACTGCCGCTGCGCGCTGGCGATAGCCTGCTCTTGCTGGACGACCGCAAGCCGAGCTTGACGCGCAGACTGTGTTGCCGCAAGCATCCCTGGTGACCCAGAAATCCCGTATCCTTGCGCAAGCGCCAGATTCTGGGAGGCTCGAGGCGTACCAAGCTTCGCTTGCTCCTGAGAAATTTGAGCAGCCCGAAGCTGAAGCTGAGCCTGTTGTATCGCTTGCTGAGATCCTGAAGTTTGAGCCTTCTGAAGTTCTTGCTGAGCTTGAACAACGGCAAGATTGGACTGACTCATCTGGAGCTTCGCGCTCTGCTCCGCGATCACAAGATCCTGAAGGTTCCGAATCGCGTCGATCCGTGCCTGCGTCAACTGAATTTGAGACTGACGAACCTGGACTTGAGCGTCTTGAAGCCCGTAGTAAGCGTTCTTCAGATTCTGCTCGGACTGAATCAGTTGGCTCGTGTTCTGCAACTGCGTGATAAGCCCTTGATTAGGCTGAAAATACTTTTCCTGCAACATCTGTTGCGCGGCCTGAACCGCTTGGAAAACGCTTTTCAACCGCATCAAAGATGCGATAGCTATCGACGCCATCGGGACCATCTGCCCGATCCCGGATATGAGCGCCCCTCCAAGTGTCGCTCCCGCTTGCGCGGCCCCGGAGGCGACAGAAAATAACCCGGCCGCAAGAGAAGCCATCCCGGTTATGAGTGGCTGGAAGAACCCTACAAGACCTACAAGTCTCAATCCTCGCAGACCCGCCGAAAGCGACATGACCTTGAGCCCAACCTGATCGGTCATCGCCGCGAGACTCTGCGCAAACTGACCGAACCCGGAGGAAGTTCTGGCAAGATCAGAGTTCTTGGACTTTTTCCCAGCTTCCTCGAATGCGGCGCCGAACTTTCTCGCCGCATCTGAACCAACATCCATCTCACGCCAAACAGATTTCAACCCAGATGCGACCTGACCATACCCAACCGCCAACTCCTTGTTTGTGAGCGAATGGTTGCGAGCACCCTGGTCGAGTGCGCTCATACGCCCAAGAAGTTTGTCTCCCTGCGCGATCTGATCAGCTATCGCGTCTTTGGGAAGAGACTCCACCTTGGGGGGTGATGCCAACTGCCGTGCTGATGACATGCTCGTAAACGCGCTGATCGCCTCAACACTTTCACCCGGCAACTGTCTCGCAATCGAACCGAAACGGTTTGCGTAAGCACGACTACGTAGCCGCATCACGTTCTGATCTTCTATCTCCGCAGACTGCCTCTGGAAACGCGAGAACTCTTGTGTTAGAGACTGAAGATCCTGTTTAGCTTTTTCGATCCCGAAGGAAGTGCTGGCAAGATCAGATTTCTTGGACTTTTTCCCAGCTTCCTCGAATGCGGCGCCGAACTTTCTCGCTGCGACTGAACCAACATCCATCTCACGCCAAACAGATTTTAACCCAGATGAGACCTGACCGTATCCAACCGCCAACTCCTTGTTTGTGAGCGAATGGTTACGAGCACCCTGATCGAGTGCGCTCATACGCTCAAGAAGTTTGTCTCCCTTCGCGATCTGATCAGCTATCGCAGTAGAAGCCGCTTCGCTGGATTGCGTCGTGTCCCGGAACCCAGACGCAAGATCCGAGTGGGCTACGGTATGCGCAACCGTAGCCTCAGTAGCCCCAACGTGAGCCTCGGTTGTTTGTTTGACCTGCGACGCCGAGCGCTTCGCTCCCTCATCCATCAACGCTTGTTGCTGACGAAGATCCTGAATTTTCTCAGTATGCCCGGCGACAGACTGCGCAGCTTCCTCTTGAGTCTGCGCAGTCTGTAGAATCTCATCTCTTGATTGACGATGCGCCTGTTCTAACCCTTTGTGCGATTGGGCAGCACGGTCTGTTTCGTCCGCTAGGTTCCCCATCCCTTGCGAGAAGTCAGACTCGAGAGCGTTCGCTTTCAAATCCGCGATTTCTCGCTTCAGGTTCGCTATCCCCGTAGAAGCCTCGTCACGAAGACGGGCAACAATGGAAATCAGGTAGTCTTCAGCCATCAGGTCACGCGGGTAGCGATGCGATCACTTCTTCGCCGGGAAGACTTGGCGTTCTGATTTTCACCGCTCGCGAAGCATGACTCCCGCGCCTGATGAAGTCATCGTTCCAAGACTCTTCCTCAGCCTGATCCGTTTCACTGTCTTCACCATTCCAGATTCTCGCAGTCAGCGCGTCATAGGAATGTTCAAGACGATCAATGATCCCTGGACGATCATTCTTCTCATCGTTCAGATCCGTGTTCGCCCACAGTGCGGCAATGTGCGCCGCGCGGCGAGCTTCCCACCGATCGCAAATAGTACGACGCTGATAAGCGTCAAACATTTTCACGAACCTGCGGAAAGGCCATTCCATCAACTCTTCTACTGACTCGGCGTGGCATCCGGAGTAGGCTTCGAGTGCTTCGAGCGCCGTGAGCCGGTTGCGCTGTGCTTCAGGTTCCTCAGCGCTGCTATCCGCTTCGCCAGACGCGGTAGCCGCTCTACGAAAAAATCCTCAACCTCCTGATAGTTCTGCGCGAGAAACACCTCGAGCATCTCTTGGCCTTCGGAGATCGAAAGTCCGCCATCCTCAGGCGAGCGCGACCAGATTTCTTTGACGATAGGGCGCTCGTTGAACTGTACGCGAAGCCAAATGCATTGGCAGTCTTCAACGATGGACGGCGCATACTGAGCAAGCTTCGCGAGACCACGCACAAACGAGTCGAGCGAAGAGAAATCGTCGCGAGAGAAGATTCCACGTCCGGCCGCAACAAGACTGTCACCCTCGCCGAACGCTCCATCCACTGTCAGACCGTCAGGCCCGGACATTGCTTCCGACAGCCTTTCACCGATAAGCCCGGTGAACTGGAGCATTGACGTGAAACTCAACGGCTTCTGAACGTACGTACGCTCGAAGTCACGAACTTCTTGCGAACCGTTCGGGCGCGTAAACGTGATCGGGCCTTTGATGACCCATTCGCGATGCGCGATCTGCTTCTCGATGTCATCTAGCTCAGAATCGTGCTCGAGCGCTTCATCCTCCAAAGGCAGAGGGTCTGTGTCCTCTCGTAGCGCTTCAGCAACATCATGGTCACGTTCCGCAGCGGACTCTTCAGCGTCTTTCAGCGCGCGGGCGAGAACGCCCTCATCTTCTATCGTGGTGGTACTCGTCATGGGGCTTGGCCTCCAGTTGTGTTGCTTACGCTTCGATGATTGGTAGTAGTGCTGCCGCCTCCGCGGCCATCTTACCGAGCGCTATCTCGACACTCTTGTCTGAGTGCAAGATAGCCTGCGCCTCGGCGTAACTTTTCGCCATGAAATGCTGACCTGGCTGCCCGCGAACGCTGCGCCGGTTGAAAATCCCTTCAGGGCGGTTCCACATTGTCTTGCCTTGTGTCGAGAAGATTGGCGTCCGAGTTCCCTGGTCAACGAAAATCGGTGCTTGCGAATGCTGGAGACCGTGAGTTGGCCGCCCATCCTTCTCGTGGACTGACGTGACCCCGAGCTTGCCTTCGATGATGGCAACCAAGTCTTCTGCGGATTCACGTTTGATGTGCGCTACCGTCAGCCCGGTTCTCGAGTGCGCCAGCCGGTCGGCCCGCAAAAACGTTTCAGCTCCTCTAAGAGTCTCGTTGACCGTCGAGACGAGAGACTCATGCAAAGCCCGTTCTGATAGAGCTTCCGTATTCGACCTGACGGTAACTTCAAGATATTTGGACAAGGCGCGCGTCGCTCCGGTAAGAAGGGACGCGGGAAGTGGCCTCGCCTGAACTAGCCCGCAGTTCTGCTGCCTTTAGGATATCAGAGACCAGGAACGGATCGGAGATACGTCGCCGTCCAGGTCAGTTCCATCGCCTGATATATCAGCCATTTTCCGGCGCCAGACTTCTCTCGCTTCACAAACGGTAGTGAAGCAACCATTCGCGGTGGCAGAGAGATGGCCCAAGTGTTCGATCCGAGCGAACGATCTGCGTCGATGCACGCGACAACGGCGTCACTAAGCCTCTGGTATTGCCTGTCAACCGCGTCTGAGGACGCGCGATCGTCAAGCGGGTCCACTGAGAACGGTCCTGCCTGCGCAAGAACTTCAACAACAAGCTCCAAGTCAAGTATGTCGAACTGATCCGCTTGCTCGCCGGAAGGTGATCTCATCGCGCATCTAACAGTAACTGCGGGCCATTTGTCGAAACGCGAATTCTCCCCGGAAACGAGAGAAGGTTGCACGCCAAGAAAAATCGACCCTTTTGGTACACGAGTGATCCTTGTCGGTTGATAAGGGAACCCCATTGCGGTCGCCCAGTCCTGATCGCGCTGCGTCCAAAGCCCTTCTTGAACCTCGCATTGAGCCTCAAGATTCTGTGCTATTTGCAATGCGGCAGCCCGTGCGATCTGCTCGCCACCAGAATCGGATCCTATCGACGGTCTGCTTACCGCACGCCATTCTGAAGCGCTCACCGTCTCACCCTTAGAACTGGAACCAGGGAAGCCAGTGCGGGCCGCCCGTTTGCGCCGGTTCCTGAATCTGCGGGTCGGGCGTCACGGCACGATTGTAACGGTAGACAGGATCCCCGAGCGTCGAGAAAGGCATTGGTTCGACACGAAGTTGTGGGAGGTTCGGTACAAGCCGTTGGAGTTGACGCCAGTCATGTACGAGTTCATGCGAAAGTCGAGAGCACAGCACGTCGAGGTTCGCGAGCATGTCAGGGTACGCAGCCATCTCGCTCGGACCTTGAGTCTGGACTGTCCGATATTGTCGCGCCCAGTAGTCTTTTGCCGGAGAAATCAGTCGTACGGCGACACGCTTGGACAAGTATTCTTGGAGCGCGATGTCATAGGTGGACTCAATGTCCGGGGCGACAACGGTCCCGAGCACGATCCTCTTGATGTAATCGGCATGACGTTGAAGGAAACGGTCGCCAAAAGTCGAGTCCTGTCGCAGCCTGTCCAGCGTGATCGGCATGAACTGCGCAACGCCGTCAACGATTGCTCCGATTTGCGCGCCAAAGCCGGGACCATGATCGGTGATGACAACCCTAAACTCAGGCGTCTCTATCAAGGATGAGCCTGGACGCTCATATCCCCACCATCCCATGTACGGTCCTTCAACCGAAAGATCGCCTGACGCCCAGTCGTAACGAACATTGTTGCCGTTATCGTCGGCAGGATAGAGAGGTACAGCGGCTGCCGAAACATCTGGCGCCCGCGAAAGTAACGGGCGCATGAAAAAGACTGCTGATGTCCCAGGGACCATCTCGACTGGAGCACCATTCATGCCCGTGACCACATCGTAGAGACTCGGTTGCGTGGTTCCCGTTGTAAAAACGAGAGGCTCACGCGTAAGCTCATTCAATGCGGTCACGGGCATGATCCTACCGCGTCACTGAGACGCGAGCAATCTTAGAGGATCTGCTCGATGACGCGGCCGAAACGATCGTACGGGTCCGAGATGTTCGGATCGACGTACGCGCGGAACTGGTGCGGGAGAGTTTGCATCTGACCCGTCTTCTGGTAGTCGATCTCAGAGTTCTGCGCCGATCGGGTTACCGAGCGGAATACGACCGCTCGAAGAAGCCCGGACGCAGGACCGATCGTCTTCTTGTGCAGGATCGCGAGGCGATTCTGACGATAGGAGGTTGACGCTCCGAGAGGAAGCTGACGCTCGTTTGGAGTTTGCGTAGCATCCAGAATGATCGTACCTTCATCCCAGGCAAGCTGGATGTTTTCGAGCGTGTTCTCTGCGAACTGTGTCGCAATAGTCATCTCGTGCTCGTTTGGCACACCCAAAATCGACCCGTAAATCTGGTCGATGTCGAGCTGATCCTCGGTGTTGTTCTTCGAGATTTTAGTACCGCCGCGTGTCGAACCAAGATCAGACCATCCGCTACCTGGCGTCACGTCGTACTGACCGTTGCCGAGTTGCGAGATCGTGGTAACCGCCGTCGGTAGCGTACCTCCGGTCAGAAGGTTGCCACTTACAGACCCGGTGATTACTGGTTGACTGCCGTTCACTCCGAAAGTGATGACAATAGGAGTCCCCGGGAGAGGACCACCAGTACAAACGACATTTCCCTGGCTTGCGATCCCAGCAACGATATTCAAAGCGGTCTGAACCTGGGTCGATGTCGCATTGTACGGAATAGTTGCAGTCGGAACGCCCTGGAATTCCAGCACAAACGTGCCGCCAGCCGGAGTCCCAGTCATGCTGAGACTCTGAATCGACGGGTTGTATGAACCACTCGTTTTGAGAATGTTGACTATCGCCGCCAGGTTCGATGGAAAAGCGACCGTGACCGGTGATATGAGAAGGCGAGCGGGACCACGAATGAGTCCTTCGCCAATAGGTTGTACGCGCTCGAAGCCGGGCATAAGGCTCCTCCTTTAGTTGCCCGTCCAGGGCGTTGAAGGGGTTTCTACAATGAGCGGCGTGCCTGGCATCGCCGGTTGGGTGAGTGGCACATAAGACTGCGCCGGGAAAGTGGTGACAACCGTTTCTGAGGTTGCCGGGGCCACCGAGTCTGACAGCGGGTGAGAAACAACTTCCAGCACGCAACGCCCACTGACCATCTGGTAGTCACGCTCAGTGATCTCGACTGCGGGTCCACCGCGAATAATCTCACCGGAAACGACTTTGACGGTCTCTGTCTGATCGGACGGATCATGATTGCGGACGTAGCGAACAAGCATCAGGCGTCCTCAGACCCAGCATCACCGTCGTCCACGATTTCCGACTCTGATTCATAAGTCAGAACCGCAGGACGTTTGCGGTGCGCGGCCTCATAGGCGAGAACCTCGTGAACTGCTCCGGGACCGAGGAGACCCAACTTCTCGAGCACTTGACGAACGTCAAGATCGTCGTATCCCACCCACGGCGCGCGCTCCGCCGGGGCCGTGTACTCCAGAACCGACGCACGCGGACTTTTAGAACCCTGCTCGTAAAGCCGTACACGCTCGATCAGACCGCGATCATAGCTAGCGTGCATCCGCTGGATGATCTCCTCCGGGTGCAGCCCAACATAGTCGGGCCACGGAGGAGAAATGTGCTGACCGTTGACGAGCCGATCCCCTTCCAACGAGGTTGCCCTCGTGCGATGGTCGTCAACCTCGCGTGGAGTGAGCGGCTCCAACAGCGATCGGTAACGGTGAGAACCTTCCGCAACACGCTTCTGAACGTACGACTCTACCTCCCATGCCGACAAAACAGTGCCAGCAAGATGGAGAGACGGGTCACCATTGCCATCACGGAGAGTGATCTCCTTGAGAACAAGGTATCCAGCCGTGCGATGCGTGGCATCCTGCGTGGGATCTGTGAGTGTTGCAATGCTCATAGGGCTTTTAGCTCCTAGTTCACCGTGGCGGTCAGGAAAGCTTCCGGACGGCGCAGCCGCACGAAGCGAGCGGACGCCTGACGGAAGTAATGCGTGTAATGGTCGAGCAGGATCTCAGACTGCATCCCCTGGAGCCATGCGAGACGATTGAAATCCTGACGAATCGCAACCATGCCGTCTGCCACATCAGCAATCGGCTCGCCCTCGAACACGTAAGGCCCGGTCACGAGAACTGTGCGATCCGGGATGTACTTTGTCATCGCCGACAGACCGCGTGCGTATCCGGCCGACGTGTCGCGGTACCCGGCGTCAGAAACGATGATCTGCGGCGCTTCGGCCACGCGTCCCCCTTGAGCGGCAGCGTCCTGCGCATCAGGATCGCCGCCGAGCAGGAGAGAACAGATGTCCTTCTTGGTCGGCAAGAACACGTTGCGATCGGTTTGCGTCAGATAGCCTCTCGGCTGATTCGAGCGCTGAAGCTCCTTCCACGTCACAGAGTTCATATGGAACTTGCATCCGTAGTAGCCAAGATCGTTCGCGATCTGAGTCTGCCACGCGATCATGTCGTCAATCGGAGTCGAGTTCGCACGGTCAGACCAAGGAATCGAAACGGTCGGCTGATGACCATTGAGATAGTTGTACTGAACCGTGATCTGCTGACCCGTCTGTGGGTACTGAACGACAATGTTCTGACCCATGAACGCTTGCCAGCGCATAAGCTCCGTCCGATTCTCATTGCGCAACTGCAAGATCGCAGCCGCTGTAATGAGATCGACGCCTGCGCGAGCGCGAACGCTCGAAGTCGGCGAAGTGAGACGAAGATGCAGATCCTCACCGATGCGCTGCATTTCGTCAACGAGCAGGAGGCTTACGACTTCCTGCGTGTAACGAATCTGTGGAGAGTAGATGGCAGGCGTCGCATCCGGCGCACGGAACTGCGCGACGCCGAACGACGCGACCTCCGCGATCTCACGCTCGATCGTCCGGTCATAGACCGAGAAGTTCGGCGCGATAGTAGAACCGATCGCAGGAAGCGTCTCGAACATCGTCTGCAAGCGGCGTCTCACCAGATCGGTGAATGTCGCCTGCTGGAATACGTCGAAGACGTTGAGGTTTCCCCCGGCGCCTTCTACGATGCCGCCGCCCGGATCGAACTGCGCTCCCCGCATCGGGCGATGCTCGAGCGCTAGGAACTCGGCGAAAGAAATGTCTTTCTTCATGTGGATCACTTGCTCCTTTCGTCGCACGCGCTCAAGGCTGGAACGTGCAGGTTGGGAGCGCTGTCTTCGCGGCAGCTCCGTATGACATCCAATTCACGAGCTTCGTCGTGTCGAAAGACGTGAACTGGTCATAAATCGACACTGGCTCGTCATCCGCAACCGCGTTGCCGAAGAAGTCGTATTCCAGGTTGTCGAAAACGCCGATGATGGTTTCTGCGGTCTGTCCAACCTGAGACGTGGTTGGCGTCAGCGCCGGAGTCGTGCCACCTGTCAGAGCCGTGTAATTGGCGGACATCAGCGTGATCGGCTGATTCCCGAGCAATACCTCGAACTGGCAGGTAACAGGAGTACTCGGCAGAGCGCCGCCAGCACAGACAACGTTGCCGGCGCCAATGTTCGATAGCAACACGAGTGCCGCTTGAACAACCGCCGCTGAAGCGTTGTATGCGATCGGAGCAGTCGTCTGACCGTTATAGGTCAGTGTGAATGTTCCGCCAGCAGGGCCACCTGTCATCGTGAGCGTCTGAATCGCGTTCACATTCGAGCCGGTACCCTGGTAGACCTTGATCTTCGTGGGATCCGAAGTCGATCGCGAAACGAAGCTGAAGGCAGGAACGTAATAGAACCCATTGCTGTCGGGGGAAAGCGTGGTCGCATCAAACACGTAACTCTTACGCATTGAGTTCCCTGTGAACCCGAGGACGCAAGTGTCGCGCGAGATTGTGCGCTGGCGTGTAACGGGAGAACCGGGCATCGTTCACGCCCCTTTCTGGCTGGTGGAAAGATTAAGCGCTGAAGTGACTCCCGGAGCGACCTTCTCAGCCTCCGACATCCACTCATCAGCGGTCTTCGGACCCTTCTTGCCGTCGATCTCATCCTGCTTGGCCTGATCCTCGGCGGTGAGCGGAGAACGGCCGGAGATCGGCGAAGTGAGAAGGTTGGCACGCTCGGCAAGCGCCAGCGCACCAGAATCATCGCGCGGTAGAGACGCGACCAGACGCTCAGCGATCTGCGTGACCGTGTATTCCTTCACGCCGATCTTCTGCCCATCCTCTTCGGAAAGGTTCAGCGTTGCGGCGACCATGCCGTCATCTCCGAGCGCAATCTCCTCGAAAGCGCGGCAGAATCCGGGCGGAAACTTCTGTGACTGAAGCTCCTTAACTCGTGTCTCAACATGCGTCTTGCGAGCAGTCTTGGTGACTTCACCAAGCTGCGTCTTGAGCGTCTGATTCTCGGTGAGAAGTGGCTGAATGACGGCTCGCTGATCCTCGGAAAGTCCGAGCCGCTCCAACGCTTCCTGAATGGTGGGCGGCATGGCCCCTCCTTTTCTGAGCGCGTCGCCACTTAGCAGCGACAGGTTGGTCTTGCTGACAGAGTTAAAAATCTGGTCGGAGAGTCCAAGAATTGATGAAAGCTCCTGTTTGTCCTGCTGCGAATCCTCGTCGGTAACCCATTCCTTCCGCACGAATACCCACTCGGAAAAGTTCGACAGTGTTACTTTACCACCGTCAAACTCCAATGGTATTACACAATAGTCACAAGTACCGTCAGAATCACCATAATTGATGCGAACAAGCGTTTTCGGGTCCGGTGTCACGACGACATCGAGAACGCTGTAGATCGGGTAAACCTCGCCTTGACGCCCAAGATCATCGAGCATAGAGACAACCTGATCAGTAACCGAATTCATCGACAATTCATCCGCGCTCCACTGCACATCCGCGAGAAGCAGTGACTTGCGCTCTGCCTCGGAAAGGCCAGTGGATGCAGAAACGATCTGACGCAACCCATCGGGAGGCTTATCCCCCGTCTTGTTGTATGCCGAGATCAGTAGCCTTGCAGCCGACTTTTTCTGCGCCAAGCTCGCGCCCTTTATCTGGTTGATACGTGAAGCCGCATTATGGACGGCGTTAGAGTTGAGAGTTCCGTCAGGTTCACGGATCGGCAGCCCGTAGCGCTCTTTCGCGTCGCCATCACTACGATCGAGAATGCACGATCGAGCCCACTGCTGATCGTCAAATCGCGAAGCCGAACCGTCCCAATCACTGTCGGTACCGACGGCAAGATCCGTATGCGGTGCTTCGGAAAGCAGCATCGGCACAATCTCGCGGCTAGAAAAATCGTCTTCCCCGGAAATCTCACCGTACGCTGCCATACCCGTAACCCAAGGACGATTCGTCAGCGCGACATGATCGACCGCCTGGGAATACTTTTTGCCGGTCTCCGTGTTCACGTAGTCGTAAACGATCCCGCAAGAACGGTTGGCGATCGTCCCGAGCTGAACCTTCTTTTTGACATCGGGATCCCGGAAATCGTGCGCTCCGACAAGAAGTTTCTCTCCCGGTCGTTTCTTGGAATCAACGATTTTCATCGACTTCAGGAAGCCCGTGTTGTCGAGCACGTTGTTTTCGTGCCTTGTCGGGATCGTGACGTGCTGAATCGCGTTGTCGTTGAACGAGTCGAGAAGGTTTTGCAACCCGATCTCTTTGCGCGTGTCCGTTGCGTAACCGGGTACGAAAACCAGCGGCTCATGCTTTTTCTCGCCATTCGGTCCCGGCCGCGTAGCCAGCATCCCGGAACGCAGGATCGGCGCCCAAATGAGACCTTCGCTATCGGGATCCTGATCGAGCTTCTCGCCCATACCGTCGCGGACAAAAATTTCGAGCAGCGCGCCTTTGCCTTGCTCGTCAAGCTCGAGAACGTCTGGGCCAGGATGATCGTCTAGTGCGCTGATGTCCATCGCGGCCATGCGCGCTGCTGACCAGATTGCACCGGGAGCCCCAGCCCAAAGCATGTGTTCGACAGCATCGTCACTGTCATTTCCTACAGGCGGAGAATCGAGAACGGCATGATAAGACGCCATGTGCTCAATATGCTCGTTGGAGAGCTTCTGCCCGGAAGCGACCTTGCGGGCCACAGCGAGCGCACCAGGATCAATCCCGCCACGATCGTGAGCCAATCGGACGCCGCGTTGAGCAACAGAAACCATTCCTGGAGTCGGCGTGTGCTTACCTTGCGCCAGCTCTAGTCTCGCTCCCTCAACGATCGTGTCGAGCAGAAGAGTCATGCTGCCACCGTCAACTCGATCTTGGGAGGTTCATCAAGCCCGATCAGAACACGATGGATGTCGCAACTTTCACCGAGCTTGACGAGAATGTCAACCGCTTCAAGAAACGGATCTGTGTGATCAACGACGCCGAACTCAAGATCCATCTCATCTAGCAAGCTCAACGGACGTTCATCCGAAAGGTGATGACCTCCCCATGCAGGCGCCGCCCATTTGTCAGCTTCCCCAATACCAACGCCAGCGTCACCTGTGTCGGGATGCCCCGGATGCGGTCCCATCGGAGCACCATGCCGCCAGGATGCGCTTTGACGCAGAGTGTCTTTCAAAACACCGCAGAGTCCAGGCGTTTTAGGACCGAAACGCTTAAGATTGTCTTTCATGCAATCGCGGAATGGAGTAGGACTTTTTGCATAATGTCGAAGCAGGAAGCGCAAATACCCCATCGAGCGCGGATTCGCCGTGACAGCGTGGTAACGGTCATCAGGATTCTCATGCGGGACGTTGGCAAGAAGAAGATCAACCCGCTTGTCAACTTCGGCGAGAAGGATCCTTTCGCGGCGCTGCGTGGAAGCTAGAGTGAGATCGGTCACGATTCTCCCAGCAGTTCAACGGTCTCGGACGGAGAGAAAATGCAGCGACACGGTTCCGTAGTCCCCGTGCTCGGGTTCCGTACTTTCGCACGGCACTTGAACACCTGATGAGTCTGATCCTCGTACCCGTACTGATCGAAGACGAAGAACGACAGAAGCTCAGACGCAGTCCCGCAGCGAGGACATCTAATACGGCGACCTTCAATCAGGGAGTCGTATTCGCGATGCCTCGCAATCGCCAGTGTAGCTGTCATTGTCGAGGTGATGATCCTTCACAATGAAGGATCATGCGATAGCCTACTTCGGCTACGATAGTACTTATTAGTGAGTACTAGTTAGCGACAGCCATCTCTGCTTCAGCATCCACAAGGATGTACCCGAAGACGATAGCTTTCATGACCGCCTGCGGTAACGTGCCGGCGCAAAGCCTGTCTCGAGCATTGTCGAGCGTAGCCTTGACTGTCCAGATTGAGACGTTGCACTCGTGAGCGATCTGTTTGTGACCGTAACCAATCGCAGTCAGCGCCAAAAACTCACGCTGTCGAGGGGTCGGTGGGAGCATCGCATCCACACTCATTCTCCTGGGAATGTAGCATCCTGTGGATCCGACCTATGTCGATACGCTGGCAATTTTCCTCAACGCTGTAGTCTCGATCTGGCAAGCACGAGATTCTGAGTACCCGAATCTCGCGCCCACTTCTTTGAAAGTGAAATCGCCCGAATACCGGAACTCGACTTGACGACGCTCACGAAGAGTCAGCTTCGACAAAAAACTTTCGAGATCAGCCCGACATTCCGCCGCGTAGAAATCGTCTCTCTCATCCACAACAATCGTGTGCTCGGGTTCCCCGTCACGTTCATTGTCCATCTCGATGATTTTGTCCAAGCACGCTGGAAGCGCGTTCATGCAGAACTTCTGCCACTCAGAAAGTTCCCTAGACGTGATCTCAAGCTCAGAAGCTAACTCGGCATGCGTCGGGAACCTTTGTTCTCCAAGACAGAATTGATCGCGAGCGCGCGTAATCTGCGTTTGCTGACGACGGTCAACACGCTTGAGAGGGTCCCGCGAACGCATACCGTCACGAATGTGTCCTTCAATACGAATCCAAGCATATTGAACGAACGGCGCCTTGTCCGGATTCCAATCTCGGGCTGCGATGACGAGACCAAGATTCCCGTCGCTGACCAGATCCTCCCGGTCAACCCTGGCGCGTCGCGCGAACTTCCACGCGAGCACATCAACAAGATGACGGTGCTCGATGACGAGACGCTCCCGATCAGGACTCATGTTGCGCCGTATCCTCGATCAAGATTGCCGGACCCCTGCGCTGCCCGAACCCTGAGAGAACGTAATCTTTCGCGGCAGCACGCAAGTCGTCGGATCTTCCTTCAGCGGCGAGCTTGCTCATGAACTCGATCTGCGGCGAAGTCCAGAACCTCAACCAAAAGCCTCCGGCAGCATGCGCTAGATGCGCTTCATCAGGGAAGTAATCTTCCCACGCCGCCCCGATCATCT